CTTTCACCGTGAGGTGAAGGCCTGTTCCTCTCCTTACATCTCGGCACCCTTGCTAGGGGTGTGAGGAGCAGGAAGAGCTAAACCTGTAATGTGGACAGGTGGAGTCGCTAGCCCAGTTATCCAGCTCGCTAAATTACGCGCTTTACCGCGTGCAAGTTTAACAAGTTGGATAGTTTCGGCTACCGTGACTCTTGCCGTCATGTTCTTAGGAATGTCATACTCTAAACTTGGAAGAGGCTTAGCTTCGACCAAGGGTAGGGGTGACCATACCTTTTGAACATACCACTTGATGTCATCGAGGTCAGCGTATGGGGCATATTGCCACCATACGGCTTTACGTTCCGTAAAGCCCTCAGAGACAGCAACACACAGGGAATATAGCTGGGCCCAATAGGCCGGGGAGATGAGCACCAGTGGGATAGAGAGAAACCCACCTAGCGCCCCTTTGAAGAGAGGATAACGTACCCACTGGAACAGTAGGAACGTCTTCATCTCATCAAGTGCGCGGTCGTAGAAACTTTCCGCTGCTTTCACTGCCTTATTGGCAAAGATAGCATGTTCCGCCGTAGCAACGGCGGCGCGGGCAATTTCAGTCCCATGGAGTACACGAAACCAATCATCTGGCCAAGCGCTGGACGGAACACAACATACTCCTGATAGGCGACTGCGCATATATGCGCTAGCAAGGATCATCCGTACCGGGATCGAAGCTAAGCTTCGCCCGAGACGGCGACCCATCTCTAACCCCTGATTGGGAAAGACGATAAAACCAAGGTCCATCAAATGTGCAAACAGATCGATGGCGTGGCCAGAGCTCCGAGTGAAGCGTAATAGCTCACGCCCGGAAATCCCAGATAGGTCACCAACATGTGGGGACACTACCCGCTTAGCGAACTCGATGAGCCCTTTATCCGAGATAATAGATTTACCTTGGTTAATAGGGACCCCGAGATATCGCATAATGGACACATATTCGTCGGCTACACTCTTGGTAAGGATGACAATGTCATCTCCCAAGAGGGCATACAACGGAAACCATCCCTTCCAACCCGTTCGATACGCAGCAACCTGCACAATAATGTGATGGCTGACTGCGAGTATCGCCCAGGAAGAAAGTGCTCCCATTGGCTGTCCAACGGCGTATTTAATCGCGCCGCAGGCCGGGTTGGTGTACGAGCGAAGCGTCATTAATTGACGCCAAGCCCATGCCAACAACCAAGACCCTGAGAAATTCCGAAGAATCTGCTCCTGGAGAGCTACCGGGAGACGATCTGTCGCATTCGATAGATCGAAGCTAAAGGATGGATACCCCAAGCGGGCAAAGTCCAATAAGGGCCCAATGGGTCCTATTTGGTCAAACGTCCCGTCTTGAGGAATACGGCGGAGAACATCGAAAAGGTAAAGGTGTAATGATCGTAGGGCCCACTGGGACCAATAATCAACCACCCCAACAATTCGACGCTTTCCTCCTCCATCCTTCGCTAGAACGGAAAGCCGTCCTAACGGGAATCGCATTCCTCGATACCGAAGGATTAGAGCGACTGGCAGAAGTAAGTGAGACACGATCACTAGCCATAAGGCTAGTAACCGCTGTCCGCTTGCCCAAGTGTACACACTGAAGACCACTAACATTAGTGGGT